CCTGTTGTCCCCGTGGTATTCTTCTTAAGAAGTGCCTTAAGCATTGTCTCGCTGTCATCCTCCCCATCAGATTCCATTATATTCAGTTCCTGTAGCATCATATGTAAAATGAAATCCGTCATCTCTTCAATAACAACCGGACTCATCATCAAGGTATTTTCCTTAGCTACTTTTAGTATTGTATCTTGATCTATCCCCCACGCAGACAACAGGGTATATGTAACTCTGGTGGTCGCAATCTCATCATCACTCATAAGTACCACATAAGGGATAACTGCAAGATCAAGCATCCTTTCATGGGGCATTGTCCGTAATAGCTTTACGTTTCGATCATAATTAATTAGCTTTACCCTCAGCCTTGACTTCACCCATTGATAATCTTGAAGATTTGCAGCTATACTAACAACACTCTGCTTTCTTTGCTTTGAAACAAGGACTATTTCAGTTGCTATTTCTTTGATACTTTTTCCAGACTGATAGTCATTATAATAATCCTCCAGATAAACAGATGGCGAAATTGACGTTCCCTTTTGCAGAATAGATATTCCTTGTAGCTCTCTGTTTATTTTCATAACACAATTCACTGACACTGTATAATCTGCCCCTATAATATCCTTAACTTGTTTTTTTACTTCTTCTATAAACGTTTGGAAATTCATGTCTAATACTCCTTTCGAATTTATATAATTATCTTATTTTTAAGCAACTATATTATTTTGATTTTCAGCGATCTCTGTATAATCTCCATCAATAGGTTCATTATTTACTTCAGTCATATCCACGGCTATTTCCGTTTTAATAGTTTCATCGGTCGATACAGCACGTAGAAAGTCCACCTTTAAGGGAGCATATTTCAGCACCTTCTTAATGACGGTCTTCTTAGCCATCTCCTCATAATTAGATTTCCAAGGGCTGTAGGAGGATGCGTATCCTTTTGAATATTTTTGCGCATGTTGATCAATATCAATTTTACTCATAACCTCAAATGCATAGCCATTATTATCGAGCTTAAACAACGCATAGACCAGGATAAGGTCTCCTCGATCTTTTAATGTTGGTTTATGTACTAGCTTTGAATTCAACCCAAGTTCATACTCAAATTCATCATTTGAATATACGCAATGCGCCTGAATGGATTGCACTTGATCATTACGATATAAAAGATCAATCATGCCCTTAAATCCCAGTTGGAACTGACATTCTAATTTCCCTTTATTATTATAAGGAATTAAATATGCTTGGCCTAATGCTGTATTCGGTTCCAAGCCCAATTGAGCGGCGTTCATCAATGCGGCAAGAAAGCTAATCTGTGAGCATTCCGATAACTTAGGAGTTGTATTGAGCGCTGATAAGGCCATTCTTGTAAATCGTTCCGGTGTAATAACGGAAGGTAATGCTCTCTTTATCTCTGGTTCTAATGCCTTAATCATATCCGCTATACTCATATTCCTTGTAATCTTTATGTCTTGCTTATCCGCTTTCTTAGCAAGTTCTTGTTTAATATCTGTCAAATTCCTTCCTCCTTTACGCTGCTTTAATTGTAAATCGTCTACTTTGTATTTCTTTCAAATAATCTTGATATACATCAGGCTTCTCCTGCTTAATTCGTTCAATATCCAGTTTCGAAGTACTGACATTTTTCCAATATACTTGATAGTCATCGCAGTAGGCTATCTCTGCCTCTGCCATTGCAAGTTTAACCTCTTGGTCAATTGTCTTCTTCTCTCTCTCCATCTTATCAATTAACTCAGATAATTCATCTCTTCGTTTTAATTGCTCATTAAATCCCTGAAGTACAATTGTTTCTTTTTTTGCTTTACCAAAATATTGGTTGATAATATCATCAGCGGCTTTTGATCCATCCGGATTAGGCATTACATTCTGTAGAACATTATTATTCCAAAATTTCATTTCAATCGAAATAAGGTTCTTAATGATTTCTTCATCACGATCAATTCTAACATATTTGAATTCTTTACCTAAGATTACAACCGCTATATACCAGGCTTTTGCTCCTGTCACTAACATGTAGTGATGACACTGAATCTGATAATGTGCAGGTACATCTCCATCCTTCCACTTATCAGCGTTAAGGATATTGGTAGTCTTACATTCCAACCCAATGTTATCACCCACAAGCATTCGATCTACATTTGCCAGCATAAAAGGATACTTTTCATGTACAAACATCGCATTTACTTTTCGAACCTTCAATTTAGTTTCTTCCATAAATCGCTGTGCTACATAGTTTTCAAGATCTCTTCCCTGTCTCATTGCTTCATTATCAATATCGTTATTATCCGGGTTGATCTTATCTAAAAACACTGAAATTGCAGTAGAGTACGGATTTAATCCACAAAGAGCCCCTGCATCCGAACCACCTATCCCCATTTTTCTATAATCCAGCCAGTTTTCGTGGCTTAATCCTATGGTAGAAATTAGTTTTTTCATTAATGTCCTCCTTTCAAATAACAAGTTTTTGATATCCGTTCTTCACAAGTCCTCTTTCCTGGAGACTTACAAAGGTTTTTCCTTCTCCAATTACAATGTGGTCCAACAACCAAATGCCTAACAGTTTTCCTGCTTCGTCCATTCTCCTTGTTACTTCAATATCCTCCTTCGATGGCTCAGCCAAACCGGAGGGATGATTATGAAAACACATAATTGAAGTAGCATTGCTCAATATAGAGTGCTTGAATAGTTCTCTCATTTGAACCAGACAAGAATTAACCGTTCCAACCGATACAATTTCTATTGCAAGTGGTGTATTTTTTGAATCCAGAGACAGCACAACCATCATTTCACGATCAGCATACTGAAATATACCTCTTACCAAATCAGCAGCGTCCTGAGGATTATTGATACGTCTAGTGCCATAAAAGATACTACCCTCTCTTACAATCTGTGTCTTAATGATCCCCACCCTTTTCCTAGGTACGGGATTCTTTATCATTTCAATTACTTCTTGTTCTTTTTTCATTGTATCTCCTCCAAAAAGGCACTTGTCTGTGATTTTGCAAACAAGTGCCTCAATTATTATTACGCTACTGATTTTACAATTTCATACGCCTTATCTATCAGAGCATTACCATCCATTGTCCTAGCAAATAGATTTTCTTTAAAGTTACTGGTTTCTCTTAAAGGTTTTGCATGAGTAGCAAAATCCGATACTGCGTTTATAAATCTGTATCCGTTCTTACCGATATCTAATAAATCGGGAGCGTCAAAGTAACGAACTTTCATATCTTCACGGAGTTTTGTAATGTTACGTTCCTGTAGCGGAGTAGCAACATTACCATCCAACGGCAATAACAGGTTAATATAATCTATCACTTTTTCATCCGATAACTTTATTCGTGTTAAGTTTTCAAATTCCTTACCCAGTGAATCCATATAACGTTCAGCCATAAATAATGTCTGTTGCGCATCTTCCATCTTACTTTGTATATCCCCAGTATGAATAGTTGACCAGGATCTTGTTGCGGTAGATAATGCAATATTTAATGTATTCTGGCAAACTACACGAATTGGTGTCATGGCTATTCGAATCGAACCAGTTCCATCATGTGAGTTAGAAAATACCATATAAGGACTAACTCTATCTCCAAGCATAATATACTCATTAGGAAGTCTGGCTAATATCCATGTCTTCTTTCCCTCTTGAAGCGATCCTGCTGTTTCATATCGTACACCGTCACCCAACATATCATCCGTAAATGCAAATGCTTCCCTGTTTTGTACAACTTTGTATCGATCTGTTACAACCCCAAGAACCTTGTCGTCATAATCTCTAATATTTGCTTTAAATCCCTCAACTGGTATTCCTTCCTCTGTAATGATAGCTTTCTGTAAAACATTCCAATCGAGACCCGCTGCTACTAAAGCTTCCTTCGAATTCAATGCGTGGTTTACTTGTACACCCAATTTATGCCATGGTTTTTCTCTCGTATAGAACATCGTTTCAACATTTGCTGACATATTTATTCCTCCTCTTTTTCTAGATAAAAATCAATAACAACGCATACCAAACCAATTAACGTGATTATGCTGATAGCGGTTAAAGGGGTAATAGAACCCAGGTTAGTATTACCCCTCTCTTCTCCCCTATTATCAAACTTTGGGGTAGAATTCATATCACTGCTGTATTCATCTTGGTACTCTAACATTTAATTACCCTCCATTACACATTTGTATCCTTTTAAGAATCCTGTTTTAAAACAAAATTGCTATAAGGTTTCTAATCAGGCTCAAAAGTATTGTTTTAATGGCTCTGAGCACATTCTTTACCATGTAACACACACCTCCTCAATTAATAAAATGCCTTAAATATAGTAGTCTTTTCTCTTCTTACAGAATATTTTTATATAAAACTAATAAAAGCATCAACTCTCTAATCCCTACGATTGAAAGAGTTGATGCTTATTTATATTTAAATAATATATAAATCAAAGTTTTAAAAGAACTCCTATGTGCACAAACATGGAAAGGTAATCTAAAACAACTCGAAAAAGAGTGTCAAAACAAATTATGTATCCAAATATTTTTAACTTTAAAGAATACTGAGAAACATTTAGTATTCAGTGTAGCAAAAAAGTAAAAGGACGATTTAGGCAGATCATTTTAATCTATCTTGTATTTTCGCCATAGCATCACGTTGAGTTTCATCAAAAAGATGTGTATAAATTTTTCCTGTTACATCTGGGCTACTATGCCCTAATATCTTACTAATATCATAGAGTGTTAATCCGGCATCATTTCCAACAGATGCTATGGTGTGTCTTAAGCCATGAAGTGTAATATGGGGTATACCATACACCTTGACGAATTTGCCAAAAAGTGTTGATAAATATCCAGGGTGGATAGGTATTCCTAATTCGTTTGTTACGACATAATCGGAATCAATACAAATCTCTGACAGCTCCTCAGTATTCAAATCATCTAGACTGAAGATCTTTTTATTCTCCTCATGAGCTATCTTGATCTCCTGCAATGTTGATTTTAAGTCATCTCCAAATGAAAGCCTCCTGGTTGATGAAATATTTTTCGTTTGTTTTATAATTATCTCTCTATTGGCCATAGCACGAACTTCTTTAATATAAATTAGGTTGTTTTCAAAATCTAAATG